GATAAAGGTTTTGCAAGGTCAGAAGTATTATCCACATTCGAAAGACCAAGTGAACTTTTACTGGATGAACCTATAATTCTAACAACCGTTGAGGTAACCACTCGGAACAAATAGGTTGTCCCTGAAACAAGCCCACCAGCAGAGATAGCGTTACCTACCTGATCTTTTATTGTCAAAGTTAACCCGCCAATAACGATAGTAGGGTTAATAGCAGTATTTGAAGAACCAGCAGGTATCGAAGCAATAAAAGACCTGTTAGCTGCCAGAACAGTGGAGGCAAATGGCCCAGAAAAAACTGGGGCGGTATACTGATTACCCGCAAAGGTAAGAGCACCTACCGGGATAATGGAACCTTGCTCTACCGCAGTGTGTGTATCATTCAATAGGTCGATAGATTGAATAATCGGAGTATCAGACGCCCCATCAAAATAGTAAATCTCATTGTCTATGCTGTTACGCCAGATAGTTCCCGGTATAGCATAAGAGGGGCGGGATGGCCCAGTATGGGTAGCCAATAAAGCCGAGAGTCTGATGTTTATCAGTGCAGTTAATTCAGCACCGGTCAGCGGCACCGCTGATGTAGTTGGTAAGGAAAATGGTTCTGGCTGATACACGGGCATTGTGCGAGTCTCCTTACAATGAAACGGAAAGGGATGGGCTTGTGTAAGAACGATAACCTGCACGAATCGCTGTTATCACTATTCGTAGTTCCGTAACGAGTGGGTCTAGCGGTGCCAGATCAGTATCGGCGAATGATAAATTAAGACTCGTTGTTGTTCCCAAGTATACATTTTCCTGTATTGCAACACCAGAAGTATTATACCCGGTTATAGCTACCTCATAGCTAGTCCCTGATTCTGGGGCAACCGAGGCTTCATGGTATGCCTCTGGTAATGCAGAAGTCTGGGTAAGCCTATTACGGCTATTCCACACAAGTGAATAGGTGGTTAATGGGCCAACAAAAGAAAACCCTACTGTCCCGTTCAAGGATACTTTTGCAACCGGGTAGGGTCGGATAAGTCGTTCAGACGGGGTAAGTTCTACTGACACTGCATAGGGAGAGCCGGGGGGTATGGTCCTGCTTTGGTTTGACCCCGCCGCAGTCATTATGTAGGTCACCCCTGCGGCAACATCAGCACTGTCAACGTATGGTATTGAACTTGTTACATCAAATAAGATTGACCCGGCTGGGTGGGAAAGTGGAACAGTATCCAGACATCCCCTAGCCAATACTAGATTGTAAATATTTTCAGTGGACGACACAATAGATTCAATACGAACAAATTCCCCGTCAAGATAATATAGCTTGCCAACAGTAGGAATAATGGAACTCGATGACCACGAAACTATGTCTGTAGTAGTAAGCCACGCATACTTCGGGATATTCCCTACAGTAACACCACCGGTTAGAAAATCCTGTGTTCCAAGTAACTCAAAGGTATCGCCAACATAGTTTTGTTTGAATAGGCGCACAACACGACTGGTGCCCCCGGACAGAGTAAGGGGGGAGTAATAGCTAAGACTTGGGTTTATTGATAATTCGTTAGTAATGACAGAGATTGGAAACATGCGTGAGGCAAAGTAATAAGGCATTTCCAACGGAACAAACGCTGTAACAAGGGGAACATCCACATAAGTATAATTTGGCGAATATACGTTCGGTAGCCTTGTTCCAAAGAAATCGAATGAATCTTCCACTAAGTCAAGAACAACTTCGTCAGTTTCAGTCGAACCACGTGACACTAATACAATACGAAATACTGCATCTGTGATACCACGTTGTGGCATTATCACCCTGACAGGCCGACCCTCCATAGTGTCTGAAAATTTACGAGGTGCCGATACAGTCAAAGTTCTAAGTGGCGATCCCTTCACAAGCAATTCTCGTGTAGCCAGTTGCATAGCTAGAGACCGCTTTGTGCATCCGGGGTAGCTAACAGTGGCCTGTCTGCGAATCTGCTCTACAGACTGTAAAACACCACCAACATTGTTTACTGTTACAGATCGTTCTGCACCACTTGGTCCGATGTCGGTGTAAGTTACCACAACAGAATTAATGAGATTCTGTAACTCCATGTGTTTAAGGGATGTTATCCTGCACTCATCGTATAGCAGGGTAGGAAGACTATTTTTAACATAGTCGTTCCTTATAGGATAAAACTCCCAAAGACCTGTTTTAGGGTTAGGGCTACACACAGCATCACAGTGTCGCTCTATTTCTGACATAAACTCTTGAACAGGCTTGGGGTCAGCATTAGCCAAGTAAAAACTTAATCCAAGACCCTCTGTATAGAATAAATCAGCCGCGTATGTGAAACTGGTCATATTGATCTTATCTAATGGTAGATTAAATCCATAAGCAGGGCTGGTTAGCAATTCAAGCATGATGTGAGCAGGATTCATATCAAACTCTGGAAATTCGTTATATGGATCAGTTGCGTATGGATTATCAACCTCTACCACAGGAATACCCGAGGAAGTGTCGATATACGGTGGCACGATAACACTCTGGTCAACTGGCTCTAGTGCATATTTATTTGCATCAAACGGTGTAGCAATGAAATTATTAATAGCCGCTGTATACTCTGCTGTTCCCCAGCTAATCAGGGTAGTTTTATGAGTTCCAGTAAAATAATACTCGTCTACAGGGATACCAGCTTTTTCAGGATACCACTGCTCGACAAAATTGATTATCCCATTACTAGAAAGCTGCGCTTTGCGAAAAATCCTCTGCACAGTTGGAGTTACTGTAGGAAGCATCGGGCTATTTGCCAAATAAAAATCCTTTAATACAATGGCCGATATTCCACGATATGCAGGTAATGATAAGTCGTTTATATGGTTAAGCAAGTAGGCGCTTTTTCCCTGAGTAGGCCAACCTATGAAAACGTCGAATCCGCCACGAATACCGCCCTGCGTATCACGATCACCAAACAGGTCAAGTGCTTCGGCATAGTTCCCGTTGGTTGTCCCTACCCCAAACCATCCAAGTTTATCTGTAAATTCCAGACGATAAACCATATCAATAGGACCATAGCATAGCCCTAGGTGAACCCCTAGGCTATACCTATACCCAGTAACCGATCCTTTATTCTTAAAACTCATTGCAGTATCCTCCCCCTATTATTCTAGATTTTTTACGTAATCAACAATCCTGATTGCAAGCGGGTGGTGGTTCGTCCTCTCAAGCACTTCTGATGCTAGCATTCCATTGGTAATAAAATCATTCCAGTCGATCCCGTGTTCAGATGCAAAAACACGGGCATGGGTATGACATATACCAACATGTGTCAAATGCTGTATCCTGATAAGCGGGTCTTCTACCATTTACTTACCCCCCTTGCTTCGTATAGCTTCATATTTCAGATTACCAAACCAAAGGCAGTTGACATCCTTTATCCGCACTCTCCCAAACACGTGCGGTATTGGGCGAGTTTCATCCGCAGTAGGGTATTCAAATTCGTCGAACTTTGCCGGTTTTGGGCTATCAACCTTAGGACGCAGTAGTGCCGATATTGCAAAACCTACAAGCAGCTTAATAAGAAAAGCCCACATGGTATTAAGTTACCCCCACAATAAATACGTTTAGACCGCCGAATGGCGCTTTTTGTGGTATGAAGGGGAATCCTCCATACTGCAATAGGTTATTAAACTTTGTATTACACGTAAACAACGAAAGGTCACACCCAGGAAGTAGCGTTACGGGCATAGGTAATAAAGAGTTCTGTATTGGCGGTCTCCCGTATAATAATAGGTTACCACCCAATTGTTGAAATATACCTATTTTTACATAATTTGAAAATTCAACAACACCGTGTGTAAAATAGTTATCAGTAAACACCCCTAACCCGAAATCAACAACTATCGAGTTGGCGCTATACCCGGTTATAGTGGCGTTAGCCCGATGGGCAGCTTCGGATACACCACACTGTGGGGAGTATAATACATGGCGGCAAAGTTTACTGTAGTTTGTAGAATACATAACGCCATCCATACGACTTTTTTGGCTGGTAAATAAAAGAGTTAATGAGGTGTTATCCTTTACCTCGTGCCCATTTAATTGACCACTCCAATATCTACGAATATCGTATGGGTTTTCCCGGTGAAACCGCCAAACTGTAATCAGTGTTTCATTACGATGAAACTCAGTCATGTAATATTTGGCTATTGCACTATCTATTGGTAGTGTGATTGACACCTCTTCTACGCCAGTATCAGAACCATTATTGGCGAATTCACTCGTTTTTACAGGAATGTTATTAAAACTGACATACCGATCAGTAGGCACGAGCACAGTGCCTAGGATTGAGGTAAACTGCGATATATTACCAGACGTGGCAAACATTGGGTTGTCAAGAATAATACTTGATAAGAAGTCCGACAGTGCCAATGTATCGACTACCGGTATACCTAGTTCTGAATCAGTGGCAATCAAACTACTGACATCGGGCACAGATAATACACTAGAAGAATCGGAAAATAGAATAGCCCGTCCATGGTGTGACATCTTGATCAGGAGGTTTGCGGTTCCTGAGGATACCGAAGATTCCAAATCATCGTAAGTTGGCACTGGCATTTGATTTCCTTCTACGATGAATCTACGATACTACTCAACAACCCTAACAAACGGAACGGTGGTATTGTAGCAAGAGAACTTTTCCGAGTCTAGTTTCACGGAATCCGAATCTAACCTATATTTCTCTACCTTACGAACAATACAGCGTTTGTCCTTCCATGTTGGTATAGAAGCCGCGTCTTGGCGAAGCGACGCTTCCTCGTTGATATTTAATACTGTCCCCCCCGCATAGGCAGTAAACCCTAGCACCGACATAATTCTTTTAGTATAACCAAGATCAACGTAAAGTAATGAGCCTACGGGTAATTCGTGTATACCCGGAACTCCCCTTAATGTCAGTGTCCCGTGGTAAACCCCTGTCTTTCTAAGGATCGCATTCCCAAATGGCATAGGCTCTGGAAAATACACTGGTTTGTATCGACCACGCATATAATACAGCAAGTAAAATAGCAAAGTCGATTCTTCGTCACCCCATGCCCGTAAATTAGCAACAAAGCCCCGATGATCGTAACCATCGCGACGTATCGGGTAGTATGGATTTTTGG